TGAGCCATGTCAGAACCAGATACAACGTATTGGCTTCTTAGGATAATTGGTGAGTTAGAAAATTGAGTTAATACAGGATCAACAGATATTCTAGCTTGGTTTTGTCCACCAGCAACAAATGGTCCATTCATACTTTGACCTTTTTGATAATCAGAACCGTATACAAATACTTTTGCTGTACTTCCTGCAGCCGCTACAGCTGTAAGTTGAACGTTGTCAAAAGGTTGAAATACAATTGCTAAAGCAGCTATTCCAGCTACTGCAGCACCATAAGCACCTGAATTAGTAACGATACCTTTTGATTCAGCTCCTGTAACAGGATTTAAAACAACGATTGTATCGTTAATTGATATAGTGTTTACCGCTGGGGCAAGCATAGTTATCGTACTAGAAGTACCAGCAGCGTTAGCGATTGATACACCGGTATAAGATATGTGTAATCTATTTTGTTCAGACCAAATTACTTGATCAGAAGTCATTGGCATTTCAGCGCCAACCATTCTTAAGAAACCAGATAACGTTCTGTTTCCATAACGTTCTATTTCTTGTTCATAAATTTCAGGTAAATATTGTTGAGCAAAAGTATTTGTGTTTCCAGCTGTGTTAGAGTTAAACTGCAAATAATTGCTATTCAATATTTCCTGAGTTCCTGAAGGGATTAACCCTCCAAACTGTGGATTTAAAGACATAATTTTTTAATTTTTTTAGTTAAATTTTCTTGTTTTAATTTTTAATTTTGTAGAATCAGCACCACTTATCGCTCTTACTTTCATGCCATTAACAAAAACATCCCCTTGAGATTTTCTAGCTTGAGAATCACTTGGGTTTTTTGATTTACCAACTACATCTTTGATGGCGTCGGCTTTGCCTTGTTCGTAAAAGTGAGAAGCAATCTTATCTACATTCTCAGCAGCATACATAGCTTTATGATAACCATTCGTGTCTTTAACATTACCTTCTGTGTCTAGGAACTTCCCAACTAGGTTTGTTATGTTTGATTGGCTTTCAGCAACTTTGTCACGATTTTGTATGTTATACTTATAATCTTTATCTCCTACTTTAAAATCAAAACCTTTGAAATCTTCGTTAAATAAATCTTTAGTATTCTTTTTAAATAAATCGTGCTTTTGTTCAGCATCTTGTTGCTGTTGATTATAGCGGTTAAAAAAGTCTGTAGCTTTTTGTTGATCTTGAGTTACGCCGGGTCTCAACTTGATTTCGTCGTAATATTTAACTTTTAGATCTTCTAAATGCTGCTTAGCTTTTGCAACCTCTTCTTTTTTAGCGAGTTTCTTTTTTCGGACAGCACGCTCTTCGTCCAGATCTTCATCATACGCAAAGTTTTCTTCCATGATAAAAGATAAATCATCATCTGATAAATGAGGTTTAGATTTTTTGTAAAACTCTTTTAATAATGATTCATCATCTATTGTAGAATAGTCTGCGTTTAATCTTGTGTAATCTTCTATAGTTCCACCAGTGTCTTCCATGAAGTTAACTAGTTTTTCTATATTTTCAGGTAATTTTTTACCTAGTATTTTTTCATCTACTAAAGCTTTTTCAACATCTATAGTAGTTTTTGCTACTTCTTCTTTTGTAACTTCTGTGATGGCAGAAAACCCTTCAGTAGTCTCGTTGGACTCTTGTATAGGTTCTCCCACCTCTGCGCTATCTCCGGATGGTTTTTCCACAGGTACTTCCTTTGTTTCTCCGATTTGAATGGCATCTTCTTTAGGTATTATTACTTTAGTAACTTCAGGTGCTGTTTCAATTAAAGGTTCTTTTATGTTAACTTTAATTGGTTCATCACTTGGTGCTGTTAATTTTTTTGGTGTTTTCTTTTTAATTTTAAACTCACCCTCCTGTTTAACAGGTTCATTTGCTTGTGTTTGTTCTGACATAATATAATATAATTAAATAATTGTTAATATAAATTAAAGAACTTGAGGAAGACTTTGATCAAAATCTTGCTCCTCAAAGTTTACTGGCAAACCATCGTTTTGTCTTTGGCTTATCATTTCACTTTGTTGAGAAGCTTGCATTTTTGTTCTCTTGTCTTTTCTATCTTCTATTTTACTTTCTTTTTCCTGCATAGTCTTCATGTCCATTTGTTTTAACTGAACATTGTATTGATGCTGGATTTGCATTTCTTCTTGCTTAATTTGAGCAGCAGCTTGCATTCTTTGTATCTCCATTTGAGACTTAGCTTGCTCATACTGAACGTTGGCACCTGATATAGCTTCTTGTTTTTGAACTTCAGCTAGTGCGGTTTTTTCAGCAGAATCAGATTGTGCATCTGCTTGAGCTTTAATATTAGCTTGTTGATTAGCTTGATCTTGTTTGCCTTTAGCTTTACGCTTTATCTTAAGCATTTGATTAGCTAACTTAAGATTTTTAATTTGTCTTAAATCTATAGCATCTTCTAAATCAATACCACCTTGCTGTATAGCTACTTGTATATTTTCTTCTAACTTAGCAACTTCTTCATCATCTGGTTCTAATTCTAAGAATATACCAAAATCATGTAAGTTTAATATAGACACTTCTTCTAAAGTTTTTATATTATAAGTAGATATAGAATTTCTTAACGCGTTTGCTGTTAACGGAAACTGTAAAGCATCTGCTAATTTTAAAGCTATGTTCTCTGCAATTCTAAGAGTTAAAAATAAACTTGATTGCTTTATATGTCTAGTTGCTACATTTGAAGCGTTAGCTGCTATTTTCTGTAAACCAACTAACGTACTCTTGTCTGGAGTACTACCGTCTCTAGCTTCATTAAGTCCTGTTACATCTCTTATCATTTGTAGATAATATTGATAAGTCTGTATTAAAGCCTGTATCTTAGCTTGACCACTAGAACTATTAAGTTCTTGTATTGGTACTTTACCTTGATTAATATCACCATCTTGCGTAAGTGATCTACCAACTATAGAACCTGTTTGGAAATACATATTTAATGCTTCTGCAGCATTGTAATTTGTACCATTACCTAAATCAACTTCAGCTAAACCATCCATGTCTAAATAAACACCATCAGGAACCATTCTAGATAATACCTGTTGTAGTTTTAAATGAGTTAGTTGTATCATATCAGCAAAACCAATACACTTACTTACAAGTGATTCTATTCTACCTTTGTACATTCTAGGTGCACATATAGCGTAATTCATTTCTACTTTTGTAGTATCAGCGTAAGGTCTTGTCATGTTCTCTGCAAGTTCCCACTTAAGCATAGTATCAGTACCTAGTACTTTAGCACCACTATATAAAACCTCTATAGATCTTGACACTCTTTCAAAGTTATCATTTTCAGGTGGATTAAATGTATCAGGCTTTTCAATAGCCTTCATTAATCCTTGGTCTGTTTGTTTTATTTTAAATACTTGATTATGATATGTCTTATAGTCAAAGTATAAAACTTGAACAGTATTAACATCATAATCTCCCCAACCAGTAACGTAAGATCTATTACCTGGCATGGATTGTATTTTCTTTAATTCTTCTTCTGTAATATTTGGAAACTCTTTTTTAAGCTCAGGTATAGTTACAGCCTTTAATTCACCTACGTAATATATGTTTTCAAAATTAGGATCTTCTGTGTAAGAATAAACCATATAAGCTGGATCAACATAATCAACAGTAACTCCATTTGAAGTATTAAAATTTGTTTTACTAGCAGCAATACCACAAACAGTTAAGTCCATGTTTATTCTACGTCTTGTTAAATCATATTTGTTTTGAGCTAACACAGTTGATATAGCTTCTTCTTCTGCTATCTCAAGAGATTGCTTATAACTTAATTGCATATGCAACTCAAGTTCGTCTGCAGTCTCTGGTATTACACTTGGATTAGGACTTTGGTATAAATCAATACCTAATGTTTGTTTTAAGCTGTCTAGATATTCTCTAGCAACCATATCTTCTTGTAGTTTAGAAGCGTATTCTGTTCTTTTTTTAACAGATGCTGGATCTTGAGCATAAGCTTTTATATCATAGCTTTTAGCAGATATACCATTAACTACTATATCTACAAATTTAGATAAAATAGGAACTGGTTGCCAGTCTAAATTAAGATAAGACAAATCACCATTAATAGATAATTCATCTTTGTATTTTTGTATACTTTGTTCACCACGTGCGTATAATCTTAACTGGTGAAATTGATTCCAATTAGTTAAATATCTGTTACCAGTAGTTCTTCCTTGACTGAACCATTCGTTCTCAATCGCCATAGCAACTTGACTACCGTACTCTTCACTTGCTTTTTCTGCATCACTCACTACTTGACTAGGGAAAGCGCTATTGGTATTAGTATATATATTCATTTAACTTATTATTTTTGATGTAGTTCCTTTGTTATCGTATTTTTTAATACCTAGTTCAACAGGTTTTAATTCGATCTTATTAACCGGTGAGTATCTATGTTTGTTGCAAGCCATTAAAGCTAAACCCGAACTAATAGAAGCATCGTGAGAAGTTCTATTATTTATATTAAAATGAGCCCAATCTTCTAGTGTTCTTTGAAAGTATACATCACCATAGTCTGTTTCTCTTAAACCAACAAATGTTTCTATATATGTTTCAATAGCAGAAGCATGAGCTTGTTTTATATCTTCACTTGAATTAGGTATACCACCTATTTCTCTTTCTGTTATAGATAATTTATTTCTTTTCTTATCTGGCCTGTTCATTGCAAAACCTCTATAACCTCTACGTTTAAAATAGTAAAGTAATCTAGGTTTATTGTTCTCTGCTAGTATTGGCATACCATAAAAAACGCAAGCCATAAGTACATCTTCAAAGAATATCTCAGCTGTTTGTGGTCTAGCAATATATTCTAAGAAAAAATGATTTGGTGGAACTTGTTCCATTGAAAACTTAGTTAAGCCATGTAAAGATCCATTAGATCCTCTGTTGTCAACTGTTCCTGATATATCATATGGATCACATCCAAAAGCACCACAGTGCTCGTTACCTGGATAATTCACTCCATTTTTTATATATCTTTTATTTTGTAATTCATTTGGTGGAACCCAAGTTATTAAAAACCTACCATTTTTATTTGGCATGAATATAACTCTAGTATCTTTATGTCCGTTTTCCCATTGAAAACTTCCTTTAGTAACTTTTAATTCGTTTCTTGTATCTTCATTATAATCTATCTGTTGATAGATTTTAGTTAAATTAAATAAAGACATTTTAGATTCATCTCTAAAAGCATGTTTAGTTGTGCGTGGAAACTGTCTGTAAAATTCATTTAATCCATCCTGATCATCCTTAAGACCTTCTACTTCATTTTGCCAATATTGTATTACGCCAATTGTTATGTCTTCGTTTTGAGGTCCTTTAACGGGCTTCTTTGGTGTATCGAAGACAGGAAAGCCATAAGTATCAATGTATCCTTCGTAGTTCCATTCCATAGGTATGAACAAAGAATAGAGTCCCGAGCGAGTCTGTCCGTTGGCGTTTCTTTTTCTAACATCTGAGCTATCATATAATTTCTTAAAATTTCTACCTCCTTTATCTAAAGCATTTGATGTTGATCCCATCATACACTTTCCTATAATTCTTGATCCTAGTCTAAGGGTGGTTTTCGTGACACGCCAATTGTTGAGGATGTTGTTCGGGCGTTCCCACTTCCCCGATTCATCGTGGACGAGGAGCTTGAGTTTCTCCCCATCGTAGGCGTTATCGCCCGTGTTCTTCCAGTCGATGGTCGTGTCCAACCCGGCGAGATCTTCGGCTTTGTCGGTTGAGGTAATACTTCTTCTGGTAAACTTGCTGGCTGGGACTCTGTAGGCCAATTCGGTCTTGGGACGGTCCATTCCGTCCTGGATGGGCTTGAAAAAGAATGGGTAATT